CTTGTGGAGTCGAGTCTTGGGTCGTATACTTTAGCCCCTTTTGCTACTTGTGTTATTCTGGTAGGGAATCCTCGTGGCCAGTCCTCAGCAGAGTAAACGTACTTCAGTACCATCCACGCACACCCTGTTAGGCTAGAAGTGGCTGTCCATTTAGTTCCGGCTCCTGCTGACAATGTGGTTCCTGTAACTCCTAGAGTTCTTGTAAATCTCTTGAATGCTGTCCCTAAAACACTGCTGTTTCCAGAACCGTCAAAAGTGTGTAGAACATCTTCCAGAAAAAAATCTCCAAAAGTTTCTATCTCATGTGTTGCTACTACTATAACTTCATCATACTGTGAATTATTTGTTCCGAAAACTTCCCAATAACGTATATCAAGAGGGGCGGACGTTTCTCCGAAAATGATTTTTCTAGGTGTTTCTGGAACAAGAGTTTTGTTAAGTCTCTGCTCCGTCAAAGCATTCGACCGTACTGGCTTTTTTGAAGAAAAGGCAGAAAATGCCCCACTGAGAATCACACCAGCTCCGCCTATGATAAGCGTAGTGGTTAGAGCAGCAGCCACAGCCGCAGTTGCCCCTAAAGATGTGAAGGCAGCCACAGCGAATGCTTGCGCCCCCGGCACAAATATAAGAGCTGCCGCAGCTACCGCTAATACTACCTTACCCATGCTTTTATTTTACCTTACTTTAAAAAATTCTTTTACTTCTGAGCTGTGTAGAGCAATGAAATTACTCCCCTCGATAGGTTGCTGTCCTAGTGAATCCACACCTATAAATATGGAAAAAGGACCAGCATTCACACCTATACATCCTTCGTGGAAAGCCAAGTCTCCTCGCCAAGCTCCAGCATTGCTTATGGGTTCTCCAAAACACTGGGTTAGGTAATCTTTTAAATCCCTAAACCCCTGCTTCTTCAAGGCTCTGATATATCCAATTTCCGTCTTATACTTTCCCTTAAATCTTTTACCATGACTCTTTCCGGTCATGGCATAGACTACCAAGTCAGTAAATATAGCACAATCCCACTTACCTAGAACATATTCGGTTGTTTTATTGTCCGTAATGACGGCATTCATATTGGCTGCCCAGTTACTTACGCGCATCTTAATTCCTTTTAAAGCCTATGGATATCTTCAATAAGTCTACCACCGCCTCCCGCCCCTCTCAAACTACCTCCGCTGACGACGCTTGGGGCTCCAGAACTGCCTGCGCCGCCTCCAGATGTATTGGCCGAGATTCCCGGTGTTTTATTGGCTAGATCATGAACAAAATCTTGACTGGTGTCGGTAGCATCTATTTCTTTCTGCTCTGAGTACGAAGCTCCTAGAGCCCTACTTATATATGCTTGGTGACTTTCTATTGTTGTTTCCGCTGTGCCCTTACTACCGTCATCCGTTAAGGATATGGAATCTAGTCTACCCGTTTTTACTCTGAAAGGATTTATTATTATATTATTAGCTGTATCTAGTAATGCAAACCAAATATATGCATTTCTAAACTGCCAAATTCTAGGTACATTGATAATTTGATCTAATAGTATTTTATCAATATCTACAGCAGGTAGTTTAAGCTTTAAGGCACCAGATCCTCTTTCTGTGTCTTTGATGGCGCCTATCTCTCCTATATCACTTATACCTTCAAAAGTAAATCCATCTAAAGCTGTGTCCCCCGAGCCAGATACTATTAACTGCCCTACGCCAGTCCATACCTGCACAGGGTCATCCTTTATATCCAGCCTTATTATCCACGCAGGGCGAATGAGGCCTTGCTCCAACTCCGTGTCTTGTGTTGGGTCTAAATCTCTAGACATTATTTAACCTCCGTAGCTTCAAAAGAAAAAGTGTGTAGGACAGGTCCCCTGACATCCCAGCTTGTCGTGTCGCTCGTCATTCTCATTATAGCAGAAGGATCGGCCAAGTCAACAGCCGAATTATTTGCTGGTGCAGTGATAATTTCTGGTTCAAACACAATAGTGGCTTGTCCGCTTCCGTTTGATGACACATCTGCCATGCACATTTTTAGTGTTGTTCCTAATCTGAAGTAATCACCTCTATTAAGTATTGGCGTATTTGGAGTCCATGTATCTGTGATTATTGAGGTTCCAAGTTGGCTAGCCCCATTTACCAGTCCTTGAGTTCCTGAATAATTAGTTGACGGCCCTACTATACCGGGAACAGGTAGTACAAAAGTTCCAGCTTGGCCCCTTAACTCTACTATGAATGCTCTCCAATCTCGTATAGCAGCAGCATTTTCCACTCCTATTTCTGGTACTGTGGCTTTAACAACCCATAGGGCAAATGGCCACTCGGATCTTTGTTCAGATCCCGTGAAGGGAGAGGTTGCTGTAGACGTTCTCCGAGCTAGTGTCATTTTTGCACCTTCAAGTCCCGGAGATACAGGAAATGCTAAAGGATATGTCGGCATTAAATTCTACTCCTGCTTAGTAATTCTACGGTATCTTCCATCGCTGCCGCCCTAGAAGCTTGTATTATTGCTGGCACTACTTCAACCACGGCGCCTTTTATTCTATCCTCTACATTAGTAGAATTGTCTTCCACATCTATATTGAAAGTATTGTGGACAATAGTTGTATTACCTCCCCTGACTCCACTTAATTCGACAGGTATTGTTCTGTTTCTACTTAAAGGTATGACAGCTTCATTATCATGTAAGATAGCTGGTATTCCTCCAGATGTGTTAGCTGTTCCATCGGCGAAGTGCGGTGCAGAAGAGAAAGAGGATATAGGTACACGGGTTGTGGCTATAGGTTGCGTAGATAGGCCACCCTCCTTGAAAAGTCCGGTTCCTCCTCCCTCTATACCTAAACTGCTGTTGCTTCCTGTGGCCGCAATTAAAGCAATGTTAAGTACTTTAGAGAACAAACTTTTGAATACTTGCTGAGCGGCTATACGTGCCATGTCCGCAATAATGGAATCAGCGAACTTTTTAAAATTAAACTCACCCGTTGCTAAGAATGTAGCCATGGAATCTATCAAGTCTTCAGACAGCATTCTATTGACATCCTGCAAGGACTCTTCCAAGGTTCCTATTGCAGCAATAGTTGCCTGTATGCCTACAGGATTCTCCAAAGCATCTTTTCTTTTAAGGGTCAGTAATATATTCTCACGTAAGAGCTTATTCTCTTCTAATGTAAGGTCTTTACCTTTACGCAGTAGGTCTATTTCTATTGAACGCATGGCTGACGCAATACGGCGAGCAGATGTCGACATGCCTAGGAGGGCTATTTCATCCTCCATTTGTGCTAAAAGAGTCTCTCCGGGCCTTGTTTCTTCTTCTTTTATTTTTATAGCTTGCTGAAGTATTGCATTGAATTGAAGTTGAGTGACCCCCATTTTCTTCATTAAGGCTTCGCGTTTTTCTATAGAAATATTTCCTAGATCCTCAAGATCTCTCAACTGAGATCTTGATTTGGCTAGTGCGTCGTTTCGGCCAATTAGGCGCTCTAATCCACTTATTTCCTTATCGAATTTCGCCTCATCTCTGGTTCTCGCTTTATCTCTAAAGGCTTTCACAGCCTTATCACCTATGGATCTCATCTGATCATCGAATTGGTTTATGGCTTCTTGTACCGAGTTCACTTGCTCTACACTACCTGCATCGCTTGCTTTTTTCAATTCTTTTTGTAATTTCTCTGAGGCTGATCTAAATTTGTCCACTGCTGTGAATCTAGCTAGAGCTTCTCCTCCTAAAGTCTTCTTAGTCTCAGCTGCGGTTATTTTTCCTTGAAGATCTTTTACTATATCTGCAGCTCTGGCACCCGCTGTTGCAACTGTTCCTAGTTTTTTACCAAATTCTTCATATGCTTCTGTACTTTGTTTTACGCTAATGAATCCATCTTTTTGTAATTGATTTAGGAGATCCATAGCGTCAGACATGCGATCTGTTTCGACGATAGCTGAAGCTAAAGTAGGTGCAATTTTTGATAAAGCTTTTGAAGCAAGAGCACGTGTTGTGCGATCTAAAGCAGAGGTGTCCCTAGTAAGCTCAGCGAGTCTTGCGTTGTAGGTTTCTGTGGATACTGTAGATTCGTTAGTAGTTTCAGTCAGTTGATGCTGTGTTTTATTGATACTTTCAGTTAATTTTTCACGCTTAGCGGAAAGCTCTACAAGACGTCTGTTGCTGTCCTCTAATTCATTTTGGGCTACAAGTACTTCCCTAGAACTGGCTGCGTGTTTTGCTCCAACCTGTGTTAGTTTGTCTGTCAGTGCGGCATTTATACCAAGTTCCGTAGAGTGGTTCGCTGTTACGGCTATAAGCCCCTTAGTGCTGGCCAGTAATATAACATTAAGACCTTCGAGAGATTTCTGCGCTTCTAAAGAAGGTTTTTTAGCTACTTCCTCATTAAACAATTGTGTAGCTTTTCTCAATGAGGCTACATTCACAGCAAAACTTTTAGTTTCTTCTCCACCCCTTTTTAGAGTACTTAAGAAGCTTTTGACTTTGCCAGCAGTGCCTATGAATGCTTCGCCAGAAGCCTCCACTTTACTTGTACCTTCTTCTAAGGATGGATTCAACTGATCTTGGGCTTCTTTTACTGCCCTCTGTTGGTCTTTTACATTTTTCAGGTTTTTCTCAGCAGTAATAAGAGTCCTTACAAGAGGAGTCCACGCTTCTACTAATTCCTTCGCCCTCGGAGAGGACTCAGCTAACCCATTCAATGAATCTTGTAATTCAGTGGCACTTCCACTGCCTTTATTAAAAGCAGAGACTACGTCCAGCACGAACTCTTGTGTGGCTCCTGTTAGCTTGCTGAATTGCCTACGTGTGTCCTCGAATGTTTCGCGCCCTATAAATCTTATGGATCCAGATTCTTCTTCAATTACTTTATTTAAGTCAGTAATCGCTTTAGAGATATCGTTTTCTAATTCAGTGGTGGACTTGCTTAAGTCAAACTTTAATAGAGATATTTCTCCTGTTGTTAAATCCTCAAGAGCTACTTTTGCTGATTCTGCGGATTCTCCTAGGGTATTTAAAACATTTGTATAGGATTCTGAAGCTTTTGTACCTTTTTCTGTCGCAGCAGTGTATGCCTGCATGACCACTTCTATTGCAATGAAGGCTAGACCGATAGGACCTAGGGCAATCTTAAGGGCTCTTAAGCTGAATCCAAGTCTTTTTGTCAATGTCGTCGCAACTTGTGCCGAGCCGCCTAACCTAACTAAACTCTTGCTTGTGATGCCAAAGGCTAGTCCTAAAGCTGCCGTTCTTCCACCAGTTGCAGTCAGGGCTATCCTTAGTGTTCCAAAAAGTTTAATGGCTAGCAGTATAGGAATTGACTGCATTGCTAACCTTAATAGTGTCGTGTTGTCTGCTAATAGGGAAAGTCCTTTGGCGGTGGCGGTGACAACTTGTCCCAGTCCTTCCCCTAGATTTATGGTAAATTGTCTAAAATCTTCTGTGGCTATAGCTGTCCTGAACTCTTTCACACCTTCAGTCAGTGCATCCATGAATCCAGCCTCACCGAGATCCAGAAGAACAGACTCAAAATCATTTCTAAGTAATTTTAATTGAGAACTTGTACGTTTTAGGGCTGCTGGTACACCGGCCCCAAAGATAAGCTCTAATTCTTTAGCAAATTTAGGTAATGCGTCTTTTGACAGGATGGTCCCAGCTTTTAGCATTTTATTTAATTCTTTACCTGTAACTCCTAATGATCTGGCCATGATTTCTAAGGCACCCGGCAATCTCTCACCAAGTTGTCTTCTTAATTCTTCGGAACTTACAGTTCCTTTTGAAATCATTTGTTGAAGGGCCAAAAATGATAGTTCTTGATCTTGGGTTGTTCTGTTAAGAACTGTCATTGCAATTGACACAGATTTAAAAATATCACGTGCCGTAGCAGCCTCGAGACCGGCAACTTTTGATGCAGCAGCGAAAGAAGCGAACTGTGTTTGGGCAGTCCTCAAGTCAATGGCAAGATCAGTCGCCATCTTACGCACAAAGGCAAGATCAGTACGCGCAGAGGCGGCTGATCCCGACACAGTTTCCATTGTTACATTAAAGGTCTGTACGGCGTTTGAAGCAGCAAATATATTACTAGTGAAAGCTCCAAGAGTAAGGGCACCGAGCGTATTACGCAACAGTGATCCGCCCTGATGTGCTAGGTTTAGGGAATTACCAAATGTAGTTACGGATTTGGAAGCTTTTCTGCTTTCCATGGACAACCTACGCAGCCCTAGCGATGACACAGTTCCACGTAAGCCTCGTAGACTAGCAGATGCCCGTGTTGCGGACCCTGTGATCATATCAAGAGCATTGGCTATTGCTCGAGCGTTTTTGGGCACCCGAAGGTTGCCTAAAACATTTACAAAGTTCTTGAGATTTGTCGTTTGCCTAAGTGTAGGTGGTTTGAATTCTGCTAAAGCCCTAGTAAATCTCCTGACACCCTCCGTTCCTTTAGGGGCCTGTATTTTTCTAAGGGCAGTAGCGAATGTAGATAAATTACGAGATTGTGCCTTTGTTGGGGCTTTAAACTGTTTGGAAGTCTCGGCTAGTTCTCTAATACTGCCAATAGAAGCAGCCGATATTTTAATAGAATTAAATTCTCGTACAGCGGATTTAAGAGTCCTAAAAAAGGATCCATCAAATCCGCTGTCTAATTTAGCGAAAGATTTAGATGAGGTTTTCTCAAGGTCGATTATTGCAGCCTTAATACTATTTATGGCTGTTGTGAACTGTTTTGCACCTTTTGTACCTTTTGAGGCATCTACCTCAAATCCAATAGAATGCGTTGCCACTCTTATCTCCCTGCTCGTCCCGCTCTGGCCTCATCGGCCCTAGCTTTCTGAGATATTCTATTCTTTTCTTTATGCACTTGGCTTATGTGATCTTGTATCCACACTTCATCCAGTGCTGTGACTAGTCTACTTATAACCATTTTAGACCGGGCATCCCTGATGCTATGAACGCTACAGTAATGACTCACATCTACAACAGTGATAGGGTCCGAAACTACAAGAGTTCCATCAAAATGACATCCTCTGGATCTGTCTAAATACCAGAAGGCATTCCAAACCCAGATTAAATCTTCTCTAACTTTTCTTGGCTCTTCAGAGGTAGGGGAAGGTTTATATCCCTTCTCCTTTCTCGTCTTGTTTATCCAGTCTTGTGTACCTGCCTTGTTCTTTAAAGCCCACTGCAGGTATTCAGTTAGTTTTTTTCAGAAACATCATCCAGTTTTGCCAGATAATTATCTTCTTTGCGGCAGCTCTCTAATATAAATAGTAAAAATTTATCCAATTTTGGATCGCTGATTAATTTATATGCATTCTCTGCGGTGTACTTGATTTTCTTACCTTTATCATCTACAAATATTGGCCCTTCCCAGCCTGAGATGATGCCTTTAGATACTATACGCAGAGTTACTTCTTCTGTTTCTTTTGTGGTAAGGTCCATACCAGCGTCGATGCGGGCAGCATAAGGTTCTTCTACTTCTTTTCTGACTCTAACAGATTCTGGGCTTGCGGCCCCTCTCAATCTTATTTTAGAAGTGTCATTAATTGAAAACCACTTGCCATTCTCGAAAGCATCTTTGTTTTTATTTGGGGTGTTAAAAATATCATAAATAGTTTCTGTCATTTTCGGTTCCTTGTCAGGTTAAAGAAGGGGAGTCGACCCGACAGCGACTCCCCTATTGTTTCCATACCTTAACGGTATAGAAGGTAAAGTTAGGCTTGTGATGCTACAACATCTATGTTACTGAATCTATCTAGTTGTATCATACACTGCGTGGATGCATCACGGAAGGACACGAACTCAAGATTTTCAAGAACATCTTGGTCAATGCCTGTAGGTGAAATTGGATCAGCTGTGAATTTTAAAGATGGCAATGTGTATACATAAGAGTTTCCATCTAAATCCGTAAACTGCCATGATAAAGATACCGTGGAGTGATCAATGAATGCATTGTATAGTTCCACGTCTGCAAAGTAAGCAACCACAGAACCTGTTAAATTGAATCTGCCCGTACCAATGCCTCCGGGGAATTTAGATCCCACTATAGCCTGTGTACGTAAAGTGGCTTCGCCACTAAGTTCAATGGATTGAATTCCTGTAGAAAGGGCAGCGCCATTGAATTCCAAGTCACCAATGTTACTTGTAGCATTCATAACTTGGTTCTGTGTGGCGTCAAGAACAGTGTATGATCCACCTGTCAGCACTTCTGCGATTGTATTTTTAGTTTCCTTACCTTGCGTTCCGTATGTGCCGGTAA